CTCGAAGTTGACGGCTGACCCGTTCAAGCCTGCGGAGAACGTCAAAGTGTCCATGTCTAATTACATGGTCTTTGACCTTCCGCCCGCGGGTTTCACGAACGCCGACGCTCTCGCCGCGTACACAGGCTTCAAAACCCTGTTCACGGCCACTTCGGACGCGTTGATCATCAAGCTGCTTGGCGGCGAGTCCTAACGGACTCGCGGCCTCAGCCGTGATCTAACGTGCCACCAGATGCTGGCGGTAAGAACCTTCATAGATTCTCCCGCCACCTTCCGCCTGAGTCCCGTAGAACGGGGTACGGACGGAGGGAGACAGATGAGCCGCAAGTTAACTTTAGCAAGAAATTTCTTGTCATCGTTATTGCGATCATCAATGCTGCCTACCTGGTAGGTAATGCGCTACTCCCTTTCACCGATGTGTGTGGGAAGTAGCGAGTGAATAGAGATTCCATTTTGGTTGCCAAATCTGATGACCCTGTTTCAGGGACAACTATTTGGATTACCATCAACTTAGGTTCCGCAAAGGATCTAAGTCCTGCTGAGTATGCTCTCCTTCAGAATTTCCTTAGAGCTTTCAATGCTTTTTGGTCTTCTGTTAGGGGATCTTCTCAGATGTAATCTCTTGTGTGACTGAGCTATGGATCTGTACACCTTCTCAAGAGAGGAGGGACAGTGAAAAGCCTGACGTCACTCTGGTCCACGACCGCGAGCGAGCTCGCGGTCCGATGTTGTACTAGCGCCGTCCGAGACATAAAAACTGTCTCGGATCGCGTCGAACACGAGGGGCTATCGTTTCTTGCGATAACCCTGGCAGACTTTGGAAAAGCCATCGAAAAATGGCTCGACCAAGGTTTTGTCGTCCCTTCGGACTGCTCTTCTTTTAGAAAGGCAAGTCATAATGGTCTCCCTGCTTTTATGCAAGGTTTCCTTGGACGTGTGTTCGATGCTAGTAGTGGTGTTCTGCTCTCTAATCCAGACATAGAAGCAATTCATGCTATTCGGCAACTTACGTTGCTTTTTAGCAAGATCGCACTTCCTACTCAAGCTAGAAATGGCAAGAGTAGTAGGGTTGTAAGCCCTATTCGTGAAGCGCGTGCTATGTCCGGATTTGTTGAGTGTGAGAAGGAGATTCGGAGAACGGACAGTATTCTTGACCCTCAATTTCTTGAGGAATTCAAGGCTATGTCTGTTTTGCTTTTCGGTGAACTCTTCGACAAATGGGCTCGAGAAGTCCATTGGTCTCGGATTACACCAAAGCATGGTCCGGGCGCTGTCGCTGACAGGCTTAGCAGTAATGCTAAGTTCTGTTCGCGGAGCTGGACCACTCGTCTTGAACAGGTTTTCCCTGCTCATGACAATCTCATCCCAAATCGTCGTTTTTCGACTGATTTGGAACGTGATTTGAATCTCCTCGAACCCGGCGCGGAAATGCCTGTTAAGGTTATTACCGTACCTAAAACGCTGAAGTCTCCTAGAGTAATTGCGATTGAGCCTACTGCCATGCAATATGTGCAGCAAGGTCTGTATCGTAGTTTTCTCGATGTGCTTAAGGAGGATGGTTTCCTCTCGCACATTATCGGTTTTGATGACCAGGTGCCTAATCAGCATCTTGCCATGAAGGGGTCGCTCAGCGGCGACCTCGCTACACTCGATTTGAGTGAAGCTTCCGATAGAGTCTCCTATCAGCATGTACGTGCTATGTTGGAAAACACCCCGGATTTGCTCCAGGCTGTTGATTCCTGCAGATCACGCAAGGCTGACGTACCTGGACACGGAGTTATCCGTTTGTCCAAGTTCGCGTCTATGGGTTCAGCTCTTTGCTTCCCGATGGAATCCCTCGTCTTCACGACGATTGTTTTCCTCGGGATTCAACGTGAGCTCAGTACACCGCTTTCTCGCGGAAAGCTTATTAAGCTTTTCCGCGATCGGGTGCGTGTCTTTGGTGACGATCTTATCGTCCCCAGAGAATATGTACTGTCCGTCGTTGACGAACTTTACCTTTTCGGGTATAAAGTTAACGCCAACAAGTCCTTCTGGACCGGAAGGTTCAGAGAGTCTTGTGGTAAGGAGTACTACGATGGCCATGACGTTAGCATTGTCAAGGTCCGCGAGGTACTTCCTACACGACGGCAGGATGCTAGCGGTGTGATCAGCGCGGTGTCTCTCAGAAACCAGTTCTATTTGGCTGGTCTATGGAAGTCTGCCGCGTGGTTGGATTCCTATCTCGGAAGGATTCTTAAATTCTTTCCGAATGTGGCTCCAACCTCCCCGCTGTTGGGCAGGGTGTCTTTTCTCGGTTACCAAACCGATAAACTTCATCCTAATCTCCACAGCCCCCTAACCAAGGGCTACTATGTGAAGGCCAAACTCCCTCTAGATAAACTAGACGGGGTAGGTGCCCTACATAAGTGTCTATTGGAACCTGGTATCTCTGGTTGGCCTGTCAAACGGCCACTCAAAGCCCAGCTTCCCATCGACGTTGCGAACGTTGATGAGGATCACTTGGAGCGTTCTGGACGCCCCGAGCGCGTCGACATCAAGCTCGGATGGAGATCACCCTGGTAAAGGGTGGTCGTGGGGATTTGCTACCCCACGTGGGAGATCCAGAAATTGATCTCTCTCGCCAGGGCCAGGACTGTTAGCCTAGTCCCTAAGCGAGTGGATGAAGCCTCTTAGTTGTCCGCGAAAGCGGATGGCTAAGGGAGTTGCGCAGCTCTGCTGCGCCGCTTCTTGGAGATGCA